CGACCAGGTCGGCGATGCGCACGCTCAGCATCAGTTCCACGGAAATTGCGGGAAAGCGTGTAGTGAAATCGGCAAAGCCCGTGCGTTTCTGACGTCAGCGAGTTTAGCGGGAAGTGAATTTACCGCCTATAAAAGGAGGCGGTTCGACCTCACTATCCGCTCATACAGCTAAAAACCCTTTGGTCAGTCGCTTAGAGAAGCAAGGCGCAAGCCTCAATTTACCGCGAAAGGCGTGCTCTTGTCCACTACTGTCATCCGGCTCCTCCTCTTGTCCGCGATCGCAATCACCACCGCCTGACCGACAATCACCCTTGCCTCGGCGGTCGTGCATCGGGCTGTAAAAGTCGAGGCAGCCAGTCTTTCATTCGGGCCATAGATATGGCATTCTTTTTCCGCATAGCATACAACATCTAGGCACGCGAGATGACGACCGACCCGGACAGCAAGATGTACTGGGACCTTTTGGAGACGTTGAGGTGGATCGCCACTCGGGATGAACGGCGTGTCGCAGCCCTTCGGGATCGGAGCGATCAAGAGAAAATGGCTCTGGCACATTCGGGGATGAGAACACGTCTGGCTGTTCACTCGCTGCCAGGGCCTTCGGGATCAAATCTCACTGCGGAGCTGGAAGCACCTGCATCGCTGGGCGATGGAGCGGCGTTGGCTCCACTGGATGACGTGCTCGCCAAAGTGCAGAGCGCTCGCGTTCATATGACTGCGATCAAAATGTCATGGGGGCACCGATGAGCAAATCCCAGTGCCCTTGGCCGAGCTGAACGACTTGGAATTCCGGCTGATCCCGAGCTACACGGTTGCGCCGGTGGGACTTTGGTCGCGAACGGGCTGCACCCTGGTTTGGAGGTCGCCTCAGTTTTTGCGGGCCGATGTGATGGTCGCATGGCCGGCGCGAAACAGCAAAACGGCTGCGGTGTCCGCCGCGATCCTCCGCCATTTGCGCGAGATTATGAGTGCTGAGGCGCCGCTTACCAAGCTCGAGGCGCAGCGGCGGTGCATCGCCGAGGTGCCCAACGCCTATCCCGAAGCCTTCAGGAAGGCATGGGCGAAACTGGATCCCTCCTATAAGAGGCGGCGCGGCAAGCACGGTCCGAGGATGCGTTAAGGGATCGGGAAACCTCCGAACGAAACCTTCGAACAGTAAAAGCTTCGCTCCTGTTTCACCAATCACGACGGACACAACTCCTCCGCGTCAGGCGATGCCGACAGGAATTGCCCTTGATGGAGGATGAGAATGTCATTGACGGAATCGGGACTTGCGGATCCGACCGGCGCACGTCCGTGGCCCGCCGACCGAGTGGAGCGCTGGCCGATCGAGCGCTTGATCCCTTACGCCAACAATGCCCGGCTTCACAGCGCGGCCGACCTCGACAAAATCGCCGCATCCATACGCAAATGGGGATGGACGATGCCGGTGCTGGCCGACGAGAACGGCGAGCTGCTAGCGGGGTGCGCACGTGTTGCGGCAGCGGCAAAGGACGGGCGGACTTCCGTCCCGGTTGTCGTGGCGCGCGGCTGGAGCGACGAGGAGAAACGCGCTTATCGCCTGGCCGACAATCAATTGGCGGCGCGCGCGAGCTGGGACCCCGAGCAGCTTAGCAAAGAACTACGTGACCTGAAGTTCGCCGAGTTCGACCTCGGCTTGATCGGCTTCGAGCCGGATCAGCTCGAACAATTCCTGGGTGATCTGGGGTCGAATGGTCGGACCGATCCCGACAGCGTTCCGGAGCTCCCCGATCAACCCGTCACTCGAGCGGGCGATTTGTGGCTGTTGGGAGACCACCGGATCGGCTGCGGCGACAGCACCGGCGCGGTCCACGTTGCGCAAGTATTGATGGGATCGCAGCCACACCTGATGGTCACCGATCCGCCTTACGGCGTCGGCTATGATCCGGCCTGGCGAGCGGACCGGAACCAGAGTGCCGGCAAGCTGGCGCAAGGCAGGGTGCTCAACGACGACCGCGCCGACTGGCGTGAGGCGTATGCGCTGTTCCCCGGGGATGTCGCCTATGTCTGGTATGGCGCTCTGCGCGGCGAGGTCGCCACCGATCTCGCGGCCTGCGGGTTTCAGCTACGCGCCCAAATCGTCTGGGCCAAACAGCATTTCACATTGACCCGCGGCGATTACCACTGGAAGCACGAAGCCTGCTGGTACGCGGTGCGCGACGGCAAAACCAGCCACTGGCAGGGCGGCCGCAAGCAGACGACGCTCTGGGAGATCCCGAACAACAATCCGTTCGGCAATGGGCAGCGGGAGGAGAGCTCGGGGCACGGCACACAGAAGCCGGTCGAATGCATGCGCCGGCCGATCGCCAACAACAGCCGGCCCGGTCAGGCGATCTATGATCCGTTTCTCGGCTCCGGCACGAGCCTGATCGCAGCCGAGATGAGCGGCCGGGTCTGCTACGGTCTGGAACTCAACCCGGCGTATGTCGATGTGGTTGTCCAGCGGTGGCAGCGCTTCACCGGACGCGATGCTATCCATCAAGCCTCAGGGCAATCCTTCGACGAACACGCCGACGACCAGGAGCATAATCGCGGAGGATCCGCCCATGGCTAGAACAGCATTTGTCGTCGATGAGGCGATGCGCGAGAAAGTGCGCTACCTGGCCGGGGTCGGCGTGCGCCAGGACGACATCGCCCGGATTATCGGCTGCGCTCCGAAGACGTTGCGCAAGCGGTTTCGCGATGAGCTCGATCGCGGTGTGGCCGAGGCCAACGCGACAATGTGCGGCTATTTGTACGCCGCCGCGAAGGCCGGCAATATCTCGGCGATCATCTTCTGGCTGAAGACGCGGGCGCATTGGCGCGAGGGAACGCCGGCGGACGCCCAGACACCGGACGGCCAGGCGGTGAACGCCCCGGCGGCGGACGCTCAGGAGCCGCGCGCCGATACCGATGCGGATTCACAGGTGCTCCTCGTTCTGCCTGATAACGGTCGTGACGCCGAGCTGACGCAGGTGCTTCGAAACGCACAAGAAGATTACTTCGCCAAAAGAGCGCGGGGGTCAACCTCGGCAAAATTGGACTTGATGGCTTGGGACTCGAAAGACGCGGGAGCTGCGCCGAGCGAACAAGGCACCTTCCCAGATGTCGCTCGTAATCCGTTTTCGGGCGAAGGTGGCCAGAGCGCCTCGGCGGCGGGACCGTGACAAATGTCTCTTATATCCAGACCCAGAATCTCGGCGCAGCCCGGACCGCAGACAGTGTTTCTGCAGAGCCCGGCCGATATCTGCATTTATGGCGGTGCAGCGGGCGGCGGGAAGACGGTTGGCCTGATCCTGGAGCCGCTGCGCCATGCCACCCGGGTCGCCAACTTTACCTCGGTGTTCTTTCGCCGCAGCACGCCCCAGATCACCAACCCCGGCGGGTTGTGGGACGAGAGCCAAAAATTCTACCCACGGCTCGGCGGCATGGCGCACGTCGGCATGCGCGAGTGGCGCTGGCCACGCGGCGGCAAGATCAAGTTCTCGCACCTGCAGTTCGACACCACGGTCTATGACTGGCAGGGCGCGCAGATCACATTGATTTGCTTTGACGAGCTGACCCATTTCACGGCGCGTCAGTTCTTCTACATGGTCAGCCGAAACCGCTCGACCTGTGGCGTGCGGCCCTATATCCGTGCGACCTGCAACCCGGACGCCGACAGCTGGGTCGCCGACTTTCTGGCGTGGTGGATCGACCCGGCGAGCGGGTTGCCGATCCCCGAGCGCGCCGGGGTTCTGCGCTATTACGTCCGCGTGGACGAAAAGATCCAGTGGGCCGATAAACCCGAGGAGTTGATGCGACACCTGCCGCGACGGGAGGATCTGCCGCCGGGCATCGACCCGCCGCGGCCGATCAGCGTCACTTTCATCCCTGCGACGGTGTTCGACAACCCGGCGTTGCTGCAGATCAACCCCGAATATTACACTTGGCTGCTCTCTTTGCCGACACTCGAGCGCGAGCGGCTGTTATGCGGCAATTGGAAGATCCGGCCGACTGCCGGCCTCTACTTCAAGCGGGAGTGGTGTGCCATCGTCGACGAGGTGCCAGCCGACCTCGATGTCGTCCGATATTGGGACCTCGCGGCCACCGAGAAGACCCAGTTCAACGACCCCGACTGGACGGTCGGCATCAAGCTCGGCCGCGACCGGAACGGCGGCTACTGGCTGTTGGATATGGTGCGCGCGCGCTCTAACCCGGGCGACGTCGAGCGCTTGCTGCGCAATACCGCCGAGCAGGACGGCAAGCGGGCCCGCATCGGGTTCGGCCAGGATCCGGGCCAGGCCGGCAAGAGCCAAGCGCTTCATCTGGTGCGCGCCCTCGACGGCTTCTCTGTGAGCCCAGCCTCGGAGAGCGGCGACAAGCTCACCAGGTTCGGGCCGTTCAGTTCGCAGTGCCGCGCCGGCAATGTGAAGATTCGGCGCGGCTCCTGGAACGAGGAGGTATTCCGCGTTCTCGAAGGCTTCCCCGATCTCGCCCATGACGACGAGGTCGACGCCTGCAGCGGAGCCTTGGAAATGTTCAGTCGCGATAAGCACTGGGGCTATCTCGAGTGGTTGCGCGAGGGGGCAGAAAACAAGAAGGAACAGGAAAAACCGCAGCCCCCCAAGATCAATTGGGCTGTCGGGTCTATGGAGTGGGCACGCGAACATGGCGTGGCGTTGGAGGATTTGTAATGGGCGCGCGTCCGTCGATCTGCTCAATTTGCACTGGCTCGCTGCCCATAGCATCGAATAGCGCGACTGAGCGGACGACGGGAATGAAATCGAGCAGCATTCATCGGCAATTCCTCCACTCCTTCGAGGGTATGGCGTTCATTCGGCGTGTTCCTTGCGCAGCAGTTTTCATCAATCATCGCTGTCGTCCCGGAAGACAATCCGCTCCGCGCCCGCTTTCCGCCAGCTGAAGCAAGGTTATGCTCCACGTAGAGACGGTCGTCATGATATTGAATGGTCTCAGTGATGCCGTTACCTCCAGAACGCGCTCCAACGCGCTTGGGAATCGAAAAATTTCGGACACAGGACCAACGCGTATTTGAGACGAGCCGATTGATTTACAAAGGGTTAATGATCTCGTCTCATGAACGCATCCGAATAGAGCACCGTTTCTCTTATGCTCTCGAAAAATGGGAG